ACCACGCCTATTTTATGTTTTTTCGAGCAACGCACTACCTTTCGAAAGTGAACAATCTTATAGCCCTTTTGCTGTATATTCAATTTTAGAGTGCAACGGTGATTTCAAAGAAGCTGTAAAGCAGTTAGCTAACGAATATCCAGAATTTGAACAAAAAACTACAAAAAATACGAAGACTACTAAACCTACTACTAAACCTGCAAATGATAATATAAATGAATTCTGGACATATAAAAATGAAAATGAAATAGTAATAAACGTAGACCTATTAGTTAGATTTTTAGATAAAAACAATATTTACTACTACTATAAAGAAAACCAAGACACCATACTAGTTTATGAAAAATTGAACGTTTTAAAGAAAATAGATGAAGACTTTGTAGTTAAGTATATACAAAATTACATAGATAATTTGCCAAGCGACTACAAATTTGATGATAAAGATATATTTGATAAAGAAGCTGTAAGAACAGCATTTAATAACTTTTCTGACCAAAAATTTCGATTAGTTATGAACCGTTTGTCTCGCAGAGACGTTGTGATAAATAAAGACGAGCCTGGAATTTTTTATAAGTATTTTGACAACGTAGTTGTCAAATATGAAAAAGGTAATAACTACAAACTAGAGCTTTTAGATTATAAAGACCTAAAAAAGAAGGTTTGGTACGAAAAAATTATAGATGGACGGTTCTTTAGAATTACAGACTACGAAAATTTTATGGTGTATAAATTTCATAAAAATGTAACATCTTCGCAAGAAAATGGCGACTGGCTCGAGAATTATAAACGGTTTTTAGCTTTACGAAGCGCTTTAGGATATATGCTATATGAATATAAAAATGAAAACGACGTTAAAGTCGTGGTTTTTTGCGAAGAGCAAGTAACCGACCAGGGTGGGCGCACTGGAAAAACATTAACGTGTCAAATGCTAGAAAAAATGGGCAGTAAAATGGTAAAAATAAATGGCAGAAAGGTAGATTTTTCTAATAGGTTTTTATTTCAGAACGTAGATGTAGACACTAATATTATACAGTTTGACGATACAGACAGCAAGTTCGACTTCTCTTCTTTATATTCTATAGTTACGAACGGACTAACAGTAGAAAAGAAGGGTCGTAAAGCTATCCAACTCACACACCAACAAACTCCTAAATTTATAATTACATCGAACTCGGTGCTTACAGACGAAAGCAATAGTGGTAAAAGCCGTAAATTTGAGGTCGAATTCAGCGATTACTACAACGACGAGCGAACTCCTGTCGACGAATTTGGAAAAAGATTTTTTAGTGGATGGACTGAGTCAGAGTGGAATTTATTTTACAACTATATGATAGATTGTGAAATTTTATACATTGAAACTGAATTTGTAGATTATGAACGAAAAAATATAACTGATAGAAAGTTAACAGCTGCAATCTGGGACGACGATTTACTCGATTTTTGTGATTTGATATGCTATAAAATTTTATCAGAACAGCGAAATTATTCTAATAAAGAGCTGTTAGAAGCGTTTAAACAGTATTATTCTGCAGATAAAGAAATTGAATCAGCTAAAATTACACGAGCTATGAATAAGTTTATTCAAATAAAAAACTTAAAAGCAATAAAAAACGACAGATTTTACATCGAAAAACAGCGAGTTAGAGGTTTTGTCTACTTATATGAACACAAAAATCATAAAAGCGTTGTGGAGTTTATTAATTCGCACGAAAGTGAAAGCGAAAAAAATGAAACTACTGAACAACTACCTTCTGATAGTAGTTTTACTAAAACAGTTATTTTAAACGAAAAAGATTATTCGAACGATATTCCATTTTAATATCTAATTTTAAAAATTTTTAAAGGGGAGTTTTTACTCCCCTTTTTTTATTTTTTTTTACTTTTAGGACACGTAGAAAATTTTTTAGGACATTATTATATCAAACCACTTCAAACCCTTTGTAGGAGCTGGATAGAAGGTGGTAATAGGACAGTAAGGGACAATTAGTCTCAAAAGTCTGAAGCCCACAACCAGATTGACTTTGAAGGTGTTTTTGGGCTACAAGGACACAAAAATTTGTTTATCTATACCCCCTATATATATTTTATATATATCCCATATATATACTATATATATATATATTCCTATCTATCTACTAGAAAAGTAAAAAATAGTGTCCTACTAGGACACTATATAGTAGAATTAGCCTACGTTTTAGGCGTTTTAAACATAATTGTCCTACTCGTTTTATAATTTCCTTGTAACCCAATCTGGACGTGGCTTTGACGGGGGACACCACTCCTTTGTCCTACACGTGTCCTAAAATTCTTTTGTCCTATTTATACTAATTCAAAAATATTTGCTAATTTTGGATAAAAATTAACGAAATTAACGAATATTAAAAAAGATGGAAACAAAAATTAGATATACAAAAGAATATTTACTAAAAAAATCCTTAAAAGTAATAGAAGAGCATACTCCTACTACTATAGAGGAGTTAATATCTTTTTTAGGGTGTAGTAAACCTACTTTTTACAGTAAAATAAAAATTAACAGTAAAGAATATGAACAAATATTTGATGCTTTAAAACTAGCTAAACTGCGAGTATCAAATAAATTAAAGGCTAAAATTCTTGAATCCGATAACCCTACTTTGATTATCAGTGGTATAAAAATATATGGCAGCGATGAGGATAGACAAGCTCTAAATCAAAATATAAACGTAAATGCGAACACTACTGTTAATTACGAAGATGTTAAGAAAATTGAGGTTAATATAAGTAAGTTATCATTAGAGGAACAAATAACCTTTAATGCTTTATTAGACAAAATAAAAAATGAATAAAAAGGAGACATTAGAAGTAGAAATTGAAATAGGTGCTAAAAGAGCTTTGCTAAAGCGAAGTTACTATCATTTTTTCAAATTCTTTTGGAGCACACTCAATCACGAAAAACTCGTCGATAACTGGCACATAAAGTATTTATGCGATGAGCTACAAAGCGTTGCAGAACGTGTTTTTAAAAGAGAAAAAAAACAGCACGACCTTATTATTAACATACCCCCTTCTATGTCAAAAACCTCGATTGTAAACATTTTTTTCCCACTATGGTGCTGGGTTAATGACTACTCATTACAATTCATTAGCGTGAGCTACAGCTATCAATTATCTATAAATATAAGCGAGCGTTGTAGAGATGTTATGCGAAGCGATTTGTTTAAAAAATATTTTTATGATGTAAAGATAAAAGAAGATAGTGACACGAAGCAGCTATTCAGAGTTGTCAAAGACAATCAAGTAGGTGGCTTCAGATATGCCACGTCGGTGGGCGGCACTATAAGTGGTATACACGGACATTTTATTTTGTTAGACGATCCTGTAAACGCAGTAGACTCCCTATCTGACACTATGATTAGAAATACAAACGACTGGCTTGACAATGTAATTTTTAGTAGAAAGGTGGACAACGACGTAAGTGTAGTAATACTAGTTATGCAGCGACTTCACGAAAATGACACAACAGGATATTTGCTAAACAAAAATAAAAATATAAAACATATTTGTTTACCAGCGTTGCTTTCAGAAAACATACAGCCAAGCGACTTAAAAAAATATTATACAGACGACTTATTAGACAGAGAGAGACTTTCCAAAGAGGTGTTGGAGCAGAAGCGAATTGAGATGGGCGATTATGCTTTTGCTATGCAGTATTTACAGCAAATAGTTCCAAAAGCGGGGAGCTTTTTTGATGTTAGTAAGTTGTTAACAATCAATAATATAGATGAAAAAGAATTTGTAAGGGTAGTGCGATACTGGGACAAGGCTGGTACACACCAAGCTGGTTGCTACACGGTTGGAGTTAAGATGGCTATGCTAAAAAATAAAACCTATGCGGTGTTGGACGTGGTGCGTGGACAATGGGAAGCGAGCGAGCGAGAGAAAATAATTAGACAGGTAGCGGAGTTAGATGGGCAGCAAGTTACAGTGTTTATCGAACAGGAGCCTGGTTCGGGAGGCAAGGAGAGTGCAGAGAGCACAATTAGGAACTTGGCTGGATATAGATGCTATGCAGACCGCCCTTCTGGAGATAAAATTTCTAGGGCGGATACACTGGCAGTGCAGTTGAATGCTGGAAATTTATCTATGTTGCGTGCAGAGTGGAACAACGAATTTAAAAGGGAGTTGGAATTTTTCCCATACGGGAAATTTAAAGACCAGGTGGACGCCACTAGCGGGGCTTTTAATATGTTAGTAAAAATGGGAGTTGGACTGGCTTCGAGAGGTGGTGGTGTAAATTCTTTTTAAATTAATTTTTAAAAAACATACATATATCAAAAAAATATATTATATTTGTAAAAAAAATGGAAGACAGAGAATTGATAGAAAAATGTATAAATTATTTTAAA